AATTTAGCTAATGTAATTTTAGTCGTATTATTCACAATAGAATTATCTGTGTTATCTATTTTATAAACCAAATTAGAATGTCTAAAAACCCCAACAAAACTTTTTAAATCATTATTACTATAGTTTATTAAAGTGGTGTTGATTAAACTTCCCAATTCATCTATTGATTTTGTTGTTTTATTGGAATCAAATTTGAAGTCAACATTAAGTATAACATATAAAGTTTCTGGGTCAACTATGACAGGAGTTATTGAAGCTACAGTATATGGTCCCAAGTCTTTCACAAGTTGTTCTTTTTGCACCTCTGTTAAATTTTTTCCTGTTGTAGATTTAACACTAATAAAAACCTTTCCATATTCTGCTGTATCTATGGAACCATCCGCAGCAGTATATGACCCACTCTCTCCCCCCCAAACAGCAACCGCCTGAGTATTTGGAAATAGTTGCTTAACATAAATTTTATAATCTTCTGTGGTTACACACCTTCCTTGTGATGCATAATCTAACGGTGCATTAAGTTTAATTGAAGCAAGTGATTCTGGTTCTGCACCACCAGCAGAATTAATTACAGTAGTAGTGATAACATCAGAGACAGTACTAATAGTTTCAGCATTTACAAATGTAGTTCCCCCGTTACCAAGTGTCTTGTTAGTAACCACATATTCAATAATAATAATATTCCCATCTGTAACTGCTTTACCTAAAATACCATCGCCAAAATAAATTTCAAACTGACCACCTTCAACTTCTTGCAAAAAGTATACTGTACTTGTCGAGGATATTGCAGAGATATCTGTTGCGAGAGTATAAGTTGTTGTGGTGCTATCTGATGCGGAAGTCTGTACCTGAACTCTTAATGTAGATGTATCAGAACGATTATCATTGATAAGAAATCTCTGTTCTATATTAGAAACATCTACAGTATATCTTGAAGTAATCCAAGACCCCTCATAAATTACAGTATCATCAAAAGAAATAACAGAACCAGGATTTGATTTAGTAACATCAGTAATAGTAACAAATTGATATGAGTCTTCATTAATAGTTGCGTTGAACACTGTGCCGGCGGGCATCGTTGCTGTCGTATCCGTTGTGTTCAAAATGACATTAACTGTGGCAGATGCGGCCCTTGCAGATGTAGGAGTATACCCTAAAGTTTTAGCATGAGAAGTAATACTTGATCTTAGGGAGGCACTGTCAAGGAACATCTCGTTTGCAAGCATGTTAGCATTAAACCCAAGATAGTGAGTGTTGTATGCGAGAACATCCAACAGAGAACTCATACCAGAACCTTCGAAATCATAGTCTGTAAATTCTGTTTGGTTTTTTAGAAAGGTTTTTAAATTTGCCTTTACTTCGTCAAAATCAAATTCTGTTACTTGTAACTTTGTTGTGTTTACCATTATCGTAATGTCTCCAGCATAATTGACATATCAACAAGTTCTGTAGGAGCATTCTTCACATAGAACTCTATTGTTATTTCATATGCATTTCTATCTAAGTCGGGATATGCCTTTACACCAATAAGGCTTGCTCTTGGTTCAAAATTTTCTATAACATTTTCCACCATTTGTGATAAAACAAAAGCAGTTATAGGAGTCATGGGTTCAAATAAAATCTCTGTCACACCAGATGCAATTTCTGGATGAAACGGTCTTTCATAGGGGTTTGTTAATACGAGATTTCGTATTGACCTTTTGACAGCAGTAACATTTGAAACCTTCGCTATATCTTTATCTGTAGATTTTGGTATAAAGAATAAATCCAAATCCTTATAAACTTGGGAAGCTCTGTCTTCTCCAGAATATTGTGCATCAGTATATGCATCCTTGTAGCCCATGAGTGTTCCTTTTTATTATATTTATACACCGTCACCTGTTTTTTGAGACATAATATAGTGCCTATAATTATTCCATTTATCCTTTGCGCTGACTCGTATGAATGGTTTATCGGTTTCTGATTTAATGGGGTTAGGGATTGTTATCATAACATTTTTCCCCAGCATCCATGCATTTTGTTTATTGAGACTTCTTTGTAAGGGAGTAGTATCTCTTCGCATATCCTTTCTAATACTCTTACTTACATTCCTGCCACTACCCCTTGATGTATATTGTGCTCTTGATTTTTTCTTTCCCATTATATTCTCCTTTCACTTTCAGTTATTTGAACTTCATTAATTATAGCATCTATATTGTTATGCCAATAGTTTAAAAATTTATTCACTCTTGGATACTTAGGTTTAACATCCACAGTCTGCCACATAAATTGTTGTAATATATTCTCATAATCAGGTAACCAGTAATAAACATTTAAAGTGATTAAGGTTTTCCTTTTTATTATAAACATCTATCAACCGCTGTCACTTTCCGAAACTGGTTTATAATCGGGATCATAATTATCTAAAGTCTCATACATAGCCTTGACTGCTATCCCGGCCATTTTTTTATTATATTTTGAATCCTTTTTCTTTCCCCATCCATATTCCCATTGTTTCACCATCCAATCCCCATATTTTCCCCACACCAAGAAAGTATCTGGGCCGTAGAAGGAACCCCCACTATTGATATTGCCTGGATGATCAGCTACAGGGAGTGGTGCATAAAATCTTAAAATATTTCCAAACACAGAATAGTTTGTCTGGGCGGATACTTCACCCGCCCGAATTATATAAACTATATGTCTGCCCCAATATGATCCATACCATTTTGAGTCATCATGCTTGGCCCAAGCCGGGTGGTGCTCGCCGCCGGGCAGTTTGAGATGTTCCCCGCCATAGATAGGAGGAACAACACCGCCTGGATACATTAGAACCCAAATTTTCCCTACAGGTTTATGTTTTAAATATAGATGTACATAATCACCATCTAATTCAAGTTTTGTCCCTTTTTCACCACTTACACTAAAGCTCTGATTAATCCTCTTTTTCTTATAACTAAAACCATCACCCTGGCCATCTTTTACTACATTCCCCCTATCAGATGCATTTGTTACTTTCTGAACAACTGCTTTAGTTGTTGCACCTGATGGTGCTGCTATAGATTTAATATTAGTAGGTTTTGCGTATTTAATCGATCCCCCATCTTTTTCGGGTTGTTTATTAGATACATCACCGGCACTTACCCTTTGTGCCAAAGCTTCCATTTTACTTTTCAATTCAGTATTTTGTGTTATCTTCGAAGCGGCCTCACCTGATGCCTCTTTAGCTGCCTGTAGAACTTCCTTGGGTTTTTGAACTGTAGTATCACTTCCCGCTACCTTTTGTAAATTGGGAATAAGAGAACAAACATCACCAGACTTTGCGGCGCCAATAAGACTATCCATAGAAAGACCTTTAGCACTAACAACTGAACTAAACTCAGATGTTAATTTTCCTAGTGCAGATGCATGTGCAGATGAACCTGTCGCCATGCCTATAAGACCTGAAATTTCTGCTGGAAAATTCAATTGAGGTAGTTCAGGTATTTCTATATTTTGCAATTTTTCTGTTACTAAATTAAGTTCATTTTGCATTTCTTTAAACTTGGCTGCTGCCTCTGAGGCAGAAGCTTCAATCTTATTATTTATTTCATCTGCAGCGGCCTCAAGTTTCGCAAATACATCATTCATCTCTGGACTTGCACCACATAATTTTGCATTTGAAAAATCTACCATATTAATCTCCTACAAAAACATCACTGGAACCACTAGCTGCATGACTGCATGTTGCTAGATCGCCCTGATTACAGACTAATATACCACCAATAAAAACATTATCAGAACCAGCAATCATAGTTGGGCCGGCATGTAAACCAGGCCCATGTGCAGTAACAGGATCACCGTGAACAATAACCAAATTATTATTCGCAAACACTGTAGTCTGCGTTTTGATCAATGCGCCACCAGCAGCATCAACCCCATCTCTACATATACCCGGCATTAAATTCTCCTTATGGGTTCAACTGAATATCTGAGCCACCAGTAATTGTAAAGTCGCCATCCTCAGCTGTTTGAGTCATACTACCCTCAGTATAAACTGTCATACTATCCTCGGCATAAATCATCATTCCGTCTGCTGATTTCATATTCAACGTGGAACCAGACTTAATAGACACAATTCCAGTGATGGTTGACGCAGACATATTACCATCTACATCAAGTAGGTAATCTTTGGAAGTCTTGATGTGAATACCACGTTCCTTCGGGTTTGAATCCATCTTCTTACCTTCTGTGGATAACTTCCATTGTCCACCGACAACCTCTACGCTGGATTTCTCTTTTGATATAATTGTGTCGCCACCAATCCTACCCTTTATGTCATCATTAATATTGTATGAATGATTGCCTACAATTTCCTCTTCACGGTTGCCGCCAATAGATTCACCCCACTCATCTACCAAGGCTCCAACCTTAGTACGTTCATTATTATGAATCTTGCGAAAATAGTTTCCCTCAACCTCTAATATATAATCCCCCTTAATTAACTGACGGACATCGCCCTCCACAGTGATGTTCTGGTTTCCCTTGATGACAATGTTCTCAGAACCCATCACAATTTCATAATTGTCTCCCACAATCTTAGTAACCATATCTCCGTTTCTATGAATTTCCTCAAAAGTACCACTCCTATGTTGACGGAACAATCTTTCGTAATCAGGACTGTCATCTATTTCAAAGACATGGCCGGACTCTGTTTCTAAAACATGATTGTATGGATACGCACCAGATTTATAAGGATTAGCGTCTGCAACAATTCCTTTTGGATGTGGTTCTTCCCAGTAACCTCTTTCCTCTAAGTCTTGTTCAGTCTCAGTTGATACGTTGAATAGATATGGTTTAGATGCAGTAGGGATGCCTGTTTTATCGTTGGGGTCTTTTGGTTCTTCTGGAGGCTCGGGATCACCTCTTAGTCTCTCTGTTCTACGGTCTATAAGAGAGTTGTGTTCTTCAGAATCCATTCCTCGCCCGAGGCGACTAGTGTCTGATTCACCTGTATCGTGACCACTAGACCTTTCTCCAGGGTATGGCCCAAACATTGGTTCACCTCTATAATCTTCTTGAACTGTGTCTATGCCACGAGGATCATTAAAACCATCAGCATTATTTGCTCCGTGTTCTGGTATACCCGGCAATGAACCTATAATGATTGGTTGTTGTTTTTGATCAACGTCACGAAAAAATCCCACTACCCAAGTACCCGGCACCAGCCAAGACGGGGTGTTGCCCAATCCCTGCATAGAGGGGTCTGTAGTGGGATGCATTACATGAGCCCA